CTGAGTTGTATTTGTTCGGCGGCTGTGCTGAAGGGGCTGTATATCTTAACGATAACGAACAGCTCCAACGCTTCTCAGCTCTTTACTTAGAAGCTGTCAACGCTGTTCGAGCTGCTGAAGACGCGGCAAGATACAGTGGTACAGTTATGACCATGAGTGTTCAAGGTGATCCAGGGGGTATGGTCCGTAGAGGAGCATAAGTATGGCTAACGAACTTCTAGCAGAGGATGGTCGTGATCTTCTAACAGAAAACGCAGTTATTCTACAACAAGAATACTACATATCATTCTGGACCAATACGGACAATACGCTTACTCAGCAAGACGAAGGTAACCTTTTATTCCAAGACGATAGCTATATTTCTCTACAAAGTTACGACAGTGCTACTTGGCCCCATGAGTCAGACAGCGTGACAATTTTTAATAGAGATATGTTTAACATGGTCCAAGAAGACGGCGGTAACCTTTTGTTTCAAGATGATACAATTATAGCTCTTCAATCGTTTGGTAGCACGGTATGGACACGCACTGATGGCTAAACAAATTTTTGACATCAATGGACTACAAAGTGGTTTTACTTTTAACCACGACTTGTCTCCGTACGACATGCCGCCAAATATGTTCAACGATGTGCAAAATGCTAGGTTCATAGACAAGAAGGCTGGTCGTATAGACGGTCACACTCAGGTTCTAGGCACACCAAGCGCTGCTCCCTATTGGGCCATAAGTTGGACAAAAGGGTCTACAGATCTGTGGATCTACGGTGGTCTTACCGAACTTTACCAGATCAATGATACAACGCACTCCACTGTTACTCGTAGCTCCGGGTCGTATACAACGATCTCAGGCACGACCAACAATTGGCAAGGCGGTATTCTCGGTGGTGTTCTGGTCTGTACCAACGGCATCGATGTCCCGCAGAAATATGCACAGGGCGACAGCCGGTTTGCTGACCTGACTAACTGGCCTAGTACTCTCCGTTGTAAAACCATTGTCCCCTTTAAGAACCACTTGGTTGCTCTTAACCTGACAGACAGTGGTACAGCGTTGCCGTTCTCTGTGCGTTGGAGCGACGCTATTCCAGAGGGCGCGTCGAGCAACGGTGCTGATACTTGGAATACTGCAAGTACCGCGTCTGAGTCCGGCCAAGCTACCATCGGTGGTACAAAGGGTCATATCCTAAATGCTCTTGCGTTGGGCAACGAGCTTATGGTATATAAAGAAGATAGCGTATACGCCATGACTTATGTCGGTGGTGCGTTTACTTTCCAGATACGTGAGCGTTTTAAGAACGCTGGCTTAATAGCAAGAGATGCTGTAGTAGCGCTTGGAGATGGTCGTCATGTCTTTGTCAGTCCTGATGATATTTATATTCACAACGGTACTCAGCTCCGTAGTATCATAGACGACCAAGTTCGTACGTTCTTCTTTAACGATCTAGAGCAGGACTCTATCTATCGTACGTTCTGTGCTCATAACAAGATCAAGAACGAGGTGTGGTTCTGTTATGCTTCGTCTGACGCTACCAACGATTTGCCTAACAAGGCTCTGATCTGGAACTACGTAGATAACTCTTGGACCACCAGAGATCTCCCGGGTACTCGGTTCATAGCTCAAGGCATAGTTAACCCTACGTATACAAACTCGTGGGCTAACGCAACTACATCGTGGGACGATACGCCAAGCACATGGGGCTTTAGTCCCTACAGTCCTACCCGTGACTCGGTGCTCATTTGTGGCACCGCTGATACAAAGTTGTACTTGGTCGATTACGGCAACGACTTCGACGGTACAGACTTTACCTGTATACTTGAGCGCGTAGGTCTGCACGCTGGTAATACAAACATGGTCAAGTCTGTTACACGAATGTATCCCCGCATCGAGGGGACAGGTACGGTACAGATTAGTATAGGTAGTGAGTTAAACCCGTACGAGGGGGTGACGTATTCTGATCCCGTGACGTTCCGCATTGGTCAAGACAACAAAGTGGATTGTCGTGTACGGGGTAGGTACATAGCGGTCAAGTTTGAAACAACCGGAGACACAAGGTTTAATTTGTCTGGCTACGCACTTGAATCAGAAGTTGTGTCTGATCGATGACGGTACAATTTCCTAGATTCAACCCGTCTACGGTACCAACAGATCCTGCGGCGTTGCCCGGTTACATACAGGATATGTTTATAGAAATTGCCACCGTGCTCGACGTGGTTCGCGATGGACATTTAGATGTGGTATACTCTGCCCCTGCCAAGCCACAACAAGGGGACATAAGGTATGCAGATGGAACAAGTTGGAACCCAGGAAGCGGGGAAGGCATTTACTTTTATAACTCCGCTGGATCATGGGTACAGTTATAAGTTAGCTAACCCGCACCACGCGGGCTTCAGGGACTTAGTGGTAAGTTGTCTAGAGTATTACAAACGCTCGATAGAACGCTCGAACAACTCGGAGTACATAGGGCCGGTAGATTTTGCGCTGAGCGCGCTGGAGAAACGTTCAGACTTTTGGACCATCGAAGGAAGCGACGAGCAGCTCTTAGGGATCTTTCAAATATCCAAAGCGGAGTACCCGAAAAGTACCGGGGTGTATGTCGAAGCGTTAGCAGGTGAGTTCAATTTTGAACACGGGTTACCAATGATAGAAGACTATTACAGAACACTGGGATACCAGTTTGTAGAGTTAGAAGGTAGGCGAGGATGGGAACGAAAATTAAAACCGAATGGTTACGTGTATAAAACAACGACTATCGTGAAGAGGCTATAATGGGTTCAAAAACTAAACAAATACAAAATCCGTTTGAGAGCAGAACGACGGGAACACGAACTTCTGATCCCTATGCTCCAATTGTTCCATACTTAGAAAGCGCTTTACCTGGTTTAGAGTCAGCTTTTGGTCAGTCTACGTTTTTTGGTGGGTCTTTACTGCCACAAGACAGTGCTCAAACGCTTGAGGCACAGCGCTTGTACGGTGCTCTAGGTGAGCAAGCTGCTGGCTTTGTCCCGGGTGTTCAAGACCTATATGCTCAACAGTATGGTATGGTAACGGCTGCACCTGGAACCTCTGCGATATTCCAAGCACAAACAGGTGATATAGCTAACCAAGCTCGCGCAATGACCGAGCGGGACAAACAACTAGCTCAACAACAAGCGATGGAAGCTGGGCAATTTGGTCTAGGGTCTACGGCCTTGGGTGAAATGCAGACGCTACAACAACGTCAGCGCGAAGATCTTGTACAGCAACAATTAGCTCAAGCGTTGGGTCAAGAAGAAACACGCAGACAACAGGCTTTGGCTAGCTTAGGTGGCTTACGATCAGACATTCTTGGCCTAGGCGGTATGCAAGCTGGTCTGCAAGAAGCTATTGGTGCTGACATTGAGAGCCGACAAGCAGCAAGATTGGCCGAAGAGGCAAGAATGGCTACGGGTGGTGCTCAAGAGTTACAAGATAGGATTTCAAGGTATCTTGGTATTCTTGGCGGTCTTGGTAGCCTTGGTGGAACACAGACCGTTGACGAACTTACAAAGGGCTTTGGTACACAAACCATGCAGAAACAGTCAGCATTGGGCCAAGCTGCAAACATTGGTGCAACTCTTGGCGCTGCGTATCTTGGTAGGTCAGACATTAGGCTCAAGACTGAGATCAAGCGCGTAGGTAAGTTACCAAACGGTATACCGGTGTATCGCTGGGAGTGGACAAAAGAGGCCAAGGAGATTGTCAAAGATCAACCTGCTTTTGGCGTCTTGGCACAAGAGGTTCTGGACTTTATGCCTGATGCAGTTGTCATGGGCACAGACGGTTACTACCAAGTAGATTACGGGAAGGTGCTCAATGGGTAGTTTCTTAAGAGGAGATATCTCTGCATACGACAGGTCTGACCCACGTTTACAAGGTTATAATAGACCTTCTGATACTACTCCGAAAATACAAGAAAGTAGTAATTTACTTGATATTTTATATAACCCAAACTTTTTTAAAGATCAGGCTAAAAAAGCGTCTGAAACAACAAAAGAAATGGGATACGTTAGTGGGTTACAATATGATCCGTGGGACGCGGATCTTTCAGGTAAAGCACTAGAGCCTAAGCTAAATCAAAGGATGACATATGATCCAATGGATCTAGGTAGCGTAGATTATTTAGGCAGAGCAACCGCTGCTGGTCCAAACCTTGGTTATGAGCCTGAAGATAT